CAATTTAACAAAAGAGACAGAGCGTTGTTCTTTAACTTACTAAACCAGGAGGGATAATATGAATTTCTTTAAGAGTATTTGGGGCTGGTTCAAAAGCTTCTTTGGAAAAGACGAGGTACAGAAGCTTATTCTTCAGATTGTGCTGGGAATAATTCGGGAGAATAATAACAAGCTTGGGATAGATAATGTTGCCGGAGCTTTTGATACCGCTATGAACAAGCTTGCTACTTATCTTGGTAGCCGAGAAGCTGCGGAAAAGTATGCAATGGATGTGGCTAAGGCTATAGACGCTAATTCCAGCACACGAATTAATATTGCTCAGAATTATGTGAAGTCTCGATATGGAAACTGATTTTAAAACCTACCTGAGATGGCGTCCTTATATCTGGACTGGGGACTTGCTTGAATGGCAATCTAAGACTGCCCTGGGCTGGCTGATTCGCAAATTCACGGGTCGGGATGTTAACCATACCAGCTTAGTGATTCGTTTTACCAGCTTCGACCAAGAACGGGTATATAATCTTGAAGCGCTGGCTCGAGGTGTTTATCCTAATTTACTTTCTCGGCGACTTGAGCATCATCGTGGCAAGGTATATTGGTTACAACTTAGGCCAGGATATGATTCTCAGCGGGTTGGTATTGCCAGAGAAGCCATGAAGTATGTGGGACTAAAGTATGATTATGGTTCTTTGCTTAAACAAGCTATCTCTCGAGTTTCTGCCCAGACAGATGCTTTCTTTTGCAGTGAATTGTGTTATCAGGCCGGGGTTGAAGCTGGTCTTCCCATCAAGCAGGAGTTTGCTCCGAGGCCAGGAGGCTTTGGTGAGATGGACGTCTACCGGGAAAGAATAAGAATATGGTGATGACATGACTGTGATCAGACAAATAACAAGACCAATTACACGAAGAATCATGCGTTCCATTGTCGGAGATCCATTTGGCTTCGCCCCCAGCGACATCCCCCAAGCCGAAGCTGATGCCCTGATAGCCTTCTACGACGCCACGGGCGGCGATGACTGGACGACCAACACAGGCTGGAAGACTGACACGACAGTTGGCAACTGGTATGGTGTGACGGTGGCGGGCGGGCATGTGACAGAGTTGGACTTGTCTGATAACAATCTCTCCACCACAGCCGCCGAAGTATCCGCGCTGGACTTGTCCGCGCTGACCGGGCTTGCGAGCATTGACCTGAGCGATAACTCCATGTCAGCCGCAGTGGTGGGCGCGTTCCTTGAAGTATTCGAGGCCGCTGGCTTAACTGACGGTACGATTGACCTGTCCGGCAATACATCGCCCGATTACGGCACGGAAGGCAGTCCGAGTGCTGCGGCTTATGCTGTTGGCGATTTGATAAGCCGGGGTTATATCCTGACGCTGGACGGCACAGTGCCGGACTGGGTGCTGGATTTGAGCGCGGATGAAGTGCTGACCGTGACTGCTGTTGATTTCCGTATTGCTATCCGTGACGGCGAGGCCATGTTCTTTGAGGATGGCCGAGATTATTCGGCTTATGATGGGGCTTTCTTCCTGCTTGAGGATTCGGCGGGTGTTCGGGCAAGGGCTTGGGCGAATGGTGTCGGGGGTGGTGAGAGTTTGGGGAGTGAGTTGGTTACGAATGGTGATTTTTCTGCATGGACAGATGATGATCCTGATGGGTGGAGCATAAATTCGCAGGATACAAATAATTATATTACCGAAGACCCAGCCGGGGAATGCCGTCTTGTTTCAGACGGGACGTACTTAAAAATGTGGCAGGCCGATTGTTTCTTTACTGGATCGTTGTATAAGACCGCAATTGAAATCACAAATGTTGTGTCAGGGGCACTCAGGTTTCCACGCGTAGATAATTATGATTCCTACGAGACAATAGGGTCTTATGTGTATTATTATGGAGCTATTGATGTTGATTTAGAGATTTCACGGCATTCCTCCTCGGCTACTAACGATGTAACATTCGACAATACCTCTGCAAAAAAATGCCTCGACGTCCCCTCAACCGGCCTCCACCTCGTATCCGAATCAGGCGGCACAACCCGCAACATGATCGAAGTTGAGACAGGATTTAACCCCAACGATGTAACCAAAGTCCGTATATTTGAGGCCTCATAATGATAAGCACAGCACTCAGGCACAACGGTAAAATCAGCGTATCCACAAGCCTCGGAACCCGGATGATTGGCAACAAGTTGATTGATGGCAGGGCAGGCACAACAACGGTTTGCAGGCAGGACATTACCGAGATTGAGGACGGTGTGCTGCCCGATGATTGCACAGTAGATGAGGCAAAGGATGTGTTGGCAGACTATGTACTTGCCGGAGACCTGACCGACGCGGAAATCGAGGCGATACTTGCGCTGTACCCGGCATGGAAAGCAGACAAGCTCTACAAGCCCGCTGACGGCCTTCTGCGGCACGCTGGCAAGCTGTATCAGATCAATCAGGAGCATACCAGCCAAGCCCATTTTCCGCCCTCTGCATCGGGCGTTACGGCGCTGTATAGCGAGGCTGTACCGGAAAGTGTGATTGCTGCGTGGAGGCAGCCCGAAGGCAGCCATGACGCCTATGCAGACGGGGCTTTGGTGACACACGACAATCCAAATGACGGTGGGACGATATGGGTCTACGAGTCAACATATGACGGCAACACGACCGAGCCAGGCAGGGATGGAACTTATGATCGTTACTGGACGCCGATTGAGAGAGCATGATGGATAACACCGTTGGGTTGCAGTAAAAGGAATATTACATAAACATGCCTACTCTTACTACAGATAGCGGAACATTACAGGTAATTGGCAGTAGTGCTGGGTTACTTAAGCACAGTGTATTAGGAGCAGAGATAGGTGCATGGACTGTTGCTGACACAATCAGGCTTAATCATTTAAATTATGATCTGTCAAATGTTGAGCTTAGCAACATTGCTCCTTTTCTGCTTCCTAATGCTGTGCATTATGATACACTTACTGCTTTTGATATGGGGCCAAGAGCTCGGCGGGATGTCTCGGAAGGTATATATGCCAGGGGATGGCGGCTTAGGATTAGTGGCGGGGATTGTTTACTGGCTAGGGCCAGCGACGATAACTTGGCTTGGACGGATGAGTTTAGGGAGTTCGTTTATCCGGGTAATGAAACATGGTGGTTTGATCTGACCTTTGATCAGAATGGCCGTCCCTTTGTTTGTTGGGAGTACCAGGACACGATTTGGCTTTATTACTACGATCCGGTGGAAGAGGAAATGACTACGAGGGAGCTTTGCTCTGGCAGGACTCCACGGGCAAAGCTTGATGTAAGGAGACGAAGACTGATTGACCAGTCTGATATAATCCTTTTTTATATTAATGACACAGAGGATCAGGTTGAGTACCGGTTGCAGCGAGATCGTTATAATACAGCTTATGCTACAAATATTACAGGCGTTAGTGACACATATCTTGAGTTGCTTTTCATGGCAAATAATTATCGCTTATATTTATATTTTGTAGAATATGATTCTGGTAGTGATACTTACTCGATGGGTTATTGGCATAGTGCTCCTTATCCTTATGTAATAGATAGCTTTATGTATATTGAGGGAGACATGCCAATCACGGCTGAGAAACGCTATAGGCATCCAATTATAGAATATGCCTTTGTTACTAACGACACAATTATTGAAGGCCAACGCAATGTAGTGTTTAAGGAAACTGAGATCACAGAAGAAAGTGCTGTTATTGAAGGAGACACTATCCTTTTTGCAGCAACCGAGGAATTTCCTGAAGACACTTTTATTGTAGAGGAGACAGAAAGTGAAGAAGTTTTTGTTACTGGTGATAGTGTGATAACTGGCTCGAAAGAACAAGTAATAATTGAAGTTGAGATAGATGATGAAGAAATGACTGTCGCTAATGACAGTATCCGTTCAGCGTCTACAGCATAGGAGGTTAATGTGTATTTTATTAAAAAAAGAAAAAGTAAAAGGCTTATTCTAAGAGAGGAAGTTAAAATAAACTGTGTCTTTCAGGCACAAAAGTTTAATAAGGAAGGTATTATTACTTATCAAGGGCCAAAATTCCATAATACTATTTTTGATTCTGGTCTTGATTTGTTGCATGAGGGTGTTTTGCGTGTAGGCGATCGTCTTGGTCCATGGGGTGGAGCTGGAGATTATATTAATGTAGGTACTGGCTCATCTACTCCTGCTACTAGTCAGACTGGGCTAGACTCTTTTCTTGCCAGTACTGGTAATATTTATGGAAGTTTAAGTAAAAACAGTGACACATCAATTCCTCGCCATGTTTGGCAGACGGCTGTTTTTGAGTTTGCTATTGGCTCTTGTACAGGCAATCTTACTGAAGTTGGCCTATCTTCAGCAGAGAATAGTAATTATTTTAATCGTCAGTTGTTCAAAGACGCAGAGGGTAGCCCAACGACTATTACTGTTTTAGCAGATGAAGGGCTTCGTGTCACAGCTACTCTTTATTTATATGAAGATCTTGCTCCTGGAGATACTGAAACAGGTTCTTTTCTGTTCAATGGTACTGATACTATTAATTTTACGCGGGAAAAGTCTACTGATACGGACTGGTTAACAGCCGATGTGGATGCTTTGGTTAATTTTCGAGCAGGACAAATGCAAATAGCTGAGCTATCAGGAGAAACAGATCTTTTTATTGGAGGAACAACCGCTGATTCAGTTACAGCTAAAACTTATTCTTCTGGTGATTATTATCTGGATTATGATTATGTATGGAATGCAGCTTCATTTGTTGGTGATATTGCATCTATTCATTTTCCTTTCTTACATCTTTATCGTCAATATGCAGACCCATTTTCAGCTTTTCGTTTGTCTCCTGTTATTACTTTAACTGACACAGAAGAGTTTAGATTAACTCTTAGACGGGGTTGGGGACGTTATGTTGCCTAATGACGATTTTAAATCAGGGACAGTAGAGAGCAGTCCGCCTGATTTTCTCCAACCGATAACCTATGTCGGCTTGGGAAAATGGAATCCTCCGTTGACCGGATGGGCTATCCCTGTTACATATGACTTTATCACGGCTGATTCTGTTGAAGAGGAGGTTAAAGCTCGTGGGACAGACGGGGCTGTAGCGTCATACAGTGTACAGCTTACCCAGACTCTAATTTACGACTTTGGTTTTGTTTATAACCTGTCATTTGATGACTCATACTTCTACCGGAGGATTCACCTTTTTAGTTTTATCCGAACCAAAGCTTCGGCTGCTCGGTGTAATTTTGAGCGTTTTGTCACGCCACAGGGTGAGGCGTTTGAACTGGTAATCCATGTTTATGATGACAACGCAAACGAGCTATCGCTCGGAAGCGTGGAGAGTTTCTCTTGGCAGATGCGAGACTCGGATGGGGCACTAGTAACCAAGACGTTAGATGACGAGAATGTGTCAATCAGTGATAACAAGGTATATGTGCTTGTTGAGCCAGATGAGATAGATAGTGTGAGTGGGATTTTCCAGCATGAGGCACAGATGGTTTATGAAAGTTACCTTTACACTCTCTTCCATGGTGATGCTGAAATAAGGAGTATGTGGCATGTCTCTTAGGACAGTAAAACTTTATGGGTTCTTTGGCGATTGTCCTGATAAGAATTTGTGTAATAATGTAGCGATTAGTTTGTATCAGGAGAATGACGCTCAGGTGGATGTGCATCTGATGAACTACGACATGACAGATGTCACAGACATGCCAACAATTAACGATTTTTCGTTTACCATTTATACGTTGGCTGGCAGTGGAGTTTTCAGTAGAACACTGTCTCATGATGATGTGACAGTGAATGATAATGTGATTTCTGTGCGCCTGTATGACAGTGACATATCAGAATTTAGTGGCTACTATTATGTGGAATGTAATGCCCATATTAGTGATTATCGCTTCACGTTGTTCATAGGCCACATTCTGTTTTGTGAAACTAATCTTAGCATCGGTTGAGGTGACTAATGGGAGAGTATACTTACCTTGATGATTTGCCTGAAGGCGAGTCTGGTGATTTTGGTACAGCAGCATATCGGGATGTTGGGACTGAAGGGGATGAGGTTCCGGATAATGATATTTTGGATGCTAGACTAGCTGGTCTTGGAGGTGGTGGTGGAGTTATTAATGCGTTTCGTGTTATCACTTCAACCGGGAGCTTTACCACGTTGGATGCCACCACACAAATTTTGTTTATTCTTATTGGTGCTGGCGCTGGTGGAAGTGCGAAGGTTTCAGCTCTAGGAATCTATGGCGAAGGTTTTGAAGGTTCTTACGGCGGAGGTGCTGGGGGGGTTACTGTTGGGCTAGCTTCTGTTAGTAGTGGAGTGTCTCTTGCTGTTACAATAGGAAGCGGTGGTGATGGAGGTGATGCGGGAAGCAGTGATTATTCTTGGAACTCACCGCGGTATGGTTCATTCGGCGGAAATTCTATCTTTTTAGGTTATACTTCTGCTGGAGGAGGGCAAGAGTTATATAACGAAACGGTTGAAGAGAATATTAATCATCCTGAGATAGGTGGAATTGGGACTGGATCAGATGATGAAGATATTCTCTGGGCAAAACAGGGTGGATATGGATCATATGTGACTGCGGCGGGAGATGGAGAACTGCAACAAGGAGGGACAGGAGGAAGTCCCTGGGGCGGTACTCCGGTTTCTGATAAAGAAGAAATGCCTCATTATTCTTACCAATACAGTATTTGGCGTGGAGCTATGCAAGGACTAACTGCTCGTTATGGTCATGGTGGTGCTGGAGCAGAAGATGATGGAGTAGACGGTTATGCTGGTGGAGACGGAATTCTTATCGCGGTGGAGCTTGCCTAATGTTCCAATCTGATGAAATAAAAGACCTGTTGGCTGAGTGTTATAAGTCTGACAAAATATTTGCTAAGACACTCTTTCCGGAGAGTTTCTTTGGCCCGATGACTCTATTACACGATCAGATTTTCGAGCTGATTGAAAGTGATGAGCCTTATGTTGCTATAGCTGCTCCACGTGGAATTGGAAAAACCACGATATGTCGTACTAAGGCGTCTAAGAATATTCTTTACCAGGACAGTTTCTTTATTCCATATGTTAGTAAGAGTCATGACGCGGCGTTGCTTCAGACTGAGAACCTTAAGAGAGACCTTACGAGTAATACGGAGATTAAAAAGCTGTTTGGCCCGATTAAGACTAAAGCTGCCATGGGAGATGATTTTCAAGAATCGTTTTCTAAGAAAAGCTGGGTAGGATATAAGACTCTTGTTATTCCTCGTGGTGCGGGACAGCAGATTCGTGGTTTGGTTTATAATAACTACCGGCCTGACCTGTTTATTATTGATGACCTGGAAGACGATGAGCAGATTGAAAACGACGAGTATCGGGCAAGGATTAAATACTGGTTCCACTCTGTTCTTATGAAAGCTATCTCTCGGTATCACCATAACTGGAGAATCATCTACATCGACACAGTTAAGCATGAAGATAGTTTACTAGAAGAATTACTTGCTTCTTCTCGGTGGGCTTCAGCGAGGCTTGAGCTTTGTGATGATAATCTTCAGTCCAGAGTGCCAGAGATTTTTACTAATGAAGAGATTAAAGAGGAATACGATTATCATGAAGATAATGGTATTTTAGATGTCTTCTACCGGGAATATCGTAATCTTCCTATCGCTACAGCAGATGCTATTTTTCAGAAAAATTACTTTCGCTACTACGATCCGGCGGAAGCAAATCTTCTTGGTGATCGTGGAATAGAGTTTATGGTAATCTGTGATCCAGCTAAGACTGTTAAGCTTCACTCGGCAGATAGTGCTGTAGTAGGAATCGGGATTGATACACGAGATAATAAGATATACATCCATGATATTGAGGCGGGGAAATTTTATCCAGATCAGCTTTATGACACTATGTTCAGTATGGTGGAAAGGTTGAACGCTAGTGTGCTGGCCATAGAAGAAACGAGTCTTAATGAGTTTATCAAGCAGCCTGTTAAGAATGAAATTGTAAAAAGAAATGCTAGGGTAGAGTTGGTTTGGCTTAAGGCTCGTGGTGGTGAGAAAGATGTTAAGGGAAAGGATAAAAGGATTTCCTCACTTTCTCCATATTATCGCGGCGGGTATATTTATCACAATCCGGCGGTCTGTGGAATTCTTGAGACACAGTTACTATCTCATCCTAGATCAAAACGTAAAGATGTGGCGGATGCTACGGCATATATGGTGGAATTGCTTGATATAGGAAACCGGTTTTTTGATCCGCCAGATGATCTTTATCCCGACAACGACGAATCGATGTACGATGATATTGAATATGATGACCCTGTAGAGGGTTGGAGAGTTGCTTAAGGAGAAAACTTATGCCTAGAATTATCCATGGAAACTCGAAACAACAACAGCGTGTAGAAGTAAGTGCTGGTGCTTTTGATTATGAATATCCAGAGGGATTGGATCTTAAGCCTGGCAGTGAATTGCATCAGCGAATTATTGATGAGGTGATTGAACGAGCAAATGAATCCCATGATGTGATTAGTCGTCGCTTTGATTCCTGGAACTCTATTGACCAGACTCTTAATGCTTATATGCCAACTGATATGGAAGAAGAGCTTGTCAAGTCTCAAGATAGTAGGAAACCGATATCTATTGTCTTTCCTTATACCTATGCAATCCACGAGACACTGCTTACTTATTGTCTGTCTTCACTTGTTCAAGATCCTGTATTCCAGTATAGTGGAGTGGGCCCGGAAGACACTGTTGGCGCTATTCTGTTGGAGAAGAAGATTCAGCTTGATTGTTTAAAGAGTAAAGTCGAGCTTGCGTTGCATACTTTCTTCAGTGACTCGCTCCGGTATGGAGTTGGAGTGGCTACTCCGAGCTGGGCTGAGCGGTATGGTACTAGGTACAGCAAGCGGTCTAGGGGAATGCTTAGTAGTCTGGGCCGGTTTGTTGGTAGATCAGACATGAGGATCGAGGAAGAAAATGCGCTGCTTTATGAGGGGAATAAACTGGAGAATATTGATCCATACTTGATGCTTCCTGATCCTGGAGTCAGCATTCATAGGATTCAGGACGGGGATTTCTTTGGATGGATTGATCAGACTACCTTAATTCGGTTACTAGATGTCGAAGCACAGGATGAGGATTATTTTAATTGTCAGTTTCTTCGGAAATTTGATGGTCATTGTACGTCCGTAATAGCGGGAGATAATCGAGACTTTAGCACAACAAATAAACGGGAATTGGATTCTACGGTCAAAGATCGAGTTGATGTTATTTATATGTATATTAATCTGATTCCCTCTGAGTGGGATCTTGGTGACAGCGAATACCCGGAGAAATGGCTCTTTGCTGTTGCCGCAGACCAGATTGTGATACAAGCCAAACCACTGGGACTTACTCATGGAATGTATCCTGTGGTTGCAGCTGCTCCAGATTTCGACGGGTATTCTGTGGCACCGATGAGCCGGCTTGAAAATTTACATGGTCTGCAAACTACGATTGACTGGCTCTTTAATAGCCATATTGCGAATGTTAGGAAAGCTATTAATGATATGCTGATTGTTGATCCGTACTTGATTAATATGAATGATCTCAAGTCTCCTGAGCCAGGTAAGCTTGTTAGGACTCGACGACCCGCTTGGGGCAAGGGAGTCAAAGACGGTGTACATCAGCTTGCGATTACCGATATCACGCAGCAGAATATTGGTGACACTAGTTGGATTGTGAATTGGATGAACCATGTCAGTGGTGTGGACGAGAGTATGATGGGGAGTCTGCGTCAGGGTGGGCCAGAGAGATTAACTGGGCAAGAGTTTTCTGGCACTAGGCAGAGTGCACTGAGTAGGCTGAGCCGAATGGCAAGGGTCATCTCTATTCAAGCAATGCAAGATGTTGCGTACTTTTTTGCAGCACATACACAGCAGCTCATGACACAAGAGACTTATGTTAAGGCAACTGGTCGGTGGGAAGATGAGCTTAAAGCGGAATATGGGTTGAATGATCGGGTTAAGGTTAGTCCGCATGATCTTGATATTGATTTTGACATCATCACCAGGGATGGTAGTGTGGCAGGTACTCAGAATGTTCAGGCATGGATTCAGCTCTACCAGATGATGCTTGAGAATCCTGCTACAGCACAGCAGTTTGATACAGTTCGAGTATTCAAGCATATTGCTAGAGAGCTTGGTGCTAAGAATGTGAATGATTTTGTTAAGAAACAGGATGTGCAATCTCAGGTTATGCCTGATGAACAGGTACAAAGTGAAGTACAGAAGGGAAATCTTAAGCCAGTAGGCGAAGCTTAATCTTGGTGTTCAGAAGATGAACACCCAGGGGGAAGGAGTTTTTATGGATATTTTTAAAACGGTAGATGATCTGAAGAAAGCTAACTTCAACTGTTCTTCAGGTATGTGGACAGAATTTGCCGAAGGAAATTTATGGGCAGATTTTAAAAAGGAGCTTCATTGTTGGCTTGCAGATACTTGGGCATCGCTTGAAGTTGAAGAAGAACCAACGATGATATCGCAACTACAAGGACGTGCTAGATGTATTCGGGATGTGCTTCAGCTTCCTGATGGCGTGATTCACATGATTGAACAAACAGAGGAGGATTAATTATGGCAGACAAGAAGGAAATGGAACAAGAAATTAACACTCTCCTGAAAGCGTTTGATGAGGGCGCGGAGGTGCCTGATGAAGATGCGGAGAAAAGTGCCAATGCGCCTGCTGAAGAAACTGCGGAGACAGTCGGAGAGGAAAGCGCACAAGAAACAGAAGAGACTGCGACAGGAGATCAAGAGAGCGGGAAAGAAGGTGAGGAAGAGGAGCCGGAAGATGAGCCGGAGGATGATGAGCTAACAGCCTTGAAGAACAAGATCGCAGAGTTAGAAGGTAAACTAAACAAGCCAAGTGAGGAGCCAGAAACGCCAGAGGAGCCTAAGGCTACTCTTCCTGAGCTTAAGCCTGAAGCACAAGAAATTGATATCTTCGGCGGACAGTCCTTCAACGATATTGTTGATGACGAAGAAAGTTTTAGTTCTTGGGCAAAGAACCTGGTTACCAAGGTTCAGGAAGCTACCCAGGAGAGTATTTACAAAAGACTTCCTGAGGTAATCCAAGCTTATACTGACCAACAGCTTGAGGTTAAGACCAAGGCGCAACAATTCTATAAAGACTTTCCTGATCTTTCTGAACACAAGCGAGAAGTAGCTAAGTCTGCTAATCTGATTGCGCAAGCTGAACCGGGACTTGAGTATGATGAATTTTTTAAGAAGGTTGCGTCTCATGCTCGATACATGATTGGAATTGATTCTGATAAAACTAAAGAGAAGGAGGAGCATGGTAAAGAAAGGAAACGTAAACCTGCTCTGAATCAACGGAGTGCAAAAGCTGATTCCAGAGCAACAAACCGACAACCTGAATTACAGGGCATGGAGAAAGAAATTTCTGATATGCTAAAGAATCTTGATGAATAGGGAGGTACTGAAAAATGCAAAGAATTCAGACTAGAATTCACGGAGAACAGCAGCTTTCTTTAGTGACTTACATTGACGATGATTACTCTATGGGCATCGACGATACGATGGTCATGTGTGACGGAGGCACTAGTGCTATTGCGCTGACTCTTCCGCCTGTAGCTGAAGCTCAGGGGCGGATCTTCTCGATCCGGGTGACTGATGGAAGTAACAACACTACAGTCACGGCAAATGGTGATGAGGTAGCTGCGACCGATGGGACGAATGATTTTGGCTCTGGCGTGGCACTTACTGCAGCCAACGATGTGGCCCTGCTCTATAGTGATGGGCTGGCGTGGATTCCACTTCATGTGGTAGCTACCTAATAGGAGGTGATCTATGAGTTGGGTTGGAGA